CTCGGCTACTGAAAGCGAAAAGTCCAAAGCTGGACTTCGCAACTGGCAGAAGAATAATCCGGGTGCGCTAGAGGCAGCATCAACTCGCGGCTCGGCTATTCACTTAGGTTGTGAAAACTATCTTCGTGGTTTAGACCCAGGTGTTCCTGAAGATTATCTTGACTTTTGGAATGGCATGTCGCCTTACCTTGATTGGTTTGATACAATTCATTGGTCGGAGCGTCCTTTGCGTCCTGACTGGAATCACTTAAGAAGTGAAGATAGAGAAGTCGCATTTGTCTGGAGTACGGAGCATAGATATGCAGGTTGTCCTGACCTCATTGGTGAAATCGGTGGAGTACGAGTTATTGCTGACTTTAAAACTAGCAATGCTCCTTACTGTGCTTCTTTTCCTGATCGTGGAGATCGGATTGGATTCGGTGGTTACCGAAAATATACGAAGTGTGCGCAGCAAATGGCTGCATATAGATATGCACTGAACGAAAGAACTGGTTTTCTTTGTGAAGCTGCTTTGATTATTGTCTCAACTCCTGAAACAACTCAAGGTATCTTCATCGATGGAGATCAACTCGCTTTGCATGAATCACGTTTTCTGAAACGTTGTCAACAATTCCATGAAATAGATAATGAAACTACGGATTGCAGTACACAAAAGTTGCAAGAACAAGCAAAGTAAACCTGCTCGTGATTGGCAAAATATATTAGAAGATATCGATTGGTTATTAGGTTGGGTTCAGAATGGTTACGGATGGTGTGCCACACACTTCAACGCCCGTCACCGCAAGGCTGATAACTCAGCTGGATCCAACATGGTCGTGATTGATTTTGATGGTGACACAACTCTTGCAAGATTCTGGTCAAGTGACACTGCTCGACAATGGTGTGCTGCTACATATACTTCAGCTAGTCATACAGAAAGCGAGCACAGATTCAGAGCTCTGTTCCCACTGAGCAAAGAGCTTCCATCGACAGCTGAGCACAAAGGTGCCTACTGGCTAATCGTCAACCGTTTACTTGCAGAGCTAGAGCTCAATGAGCTTGCTGACAACTGCGGGCAAAAGCCTGAACGACTTTGGTTCGGAAACACTAATGCAGACATTCAAAAGAATGCAGAGTTTGAGCCCGTACCTGAGTTTTTGCTTAACGACATTGCATATGACGAGTCATCCAACTTTGTATCCTCTGATGTCACTGAGATAGACATACAGCGCTGCCAATGGTTGCTAGAAAGCTTTCTGACACCATCTGATGATGGTCAGTATGAAACTTACTATGTACCAGTCATGGCCTCTTGTGCAGGCATTGGTGAGCCTGTCTTTGATTCATGGGTTACTTGGGTATTGAAAGGCCATCACGGTGAGAAACCTGAAAATATACAACCATTCAAATGGAGAGGTCTCGGTAACTTTTCTGGTCCCACTACACTATATTCACTTGCTAAAAAGCAAGATGCAGACTGGGCACATAAGCTTCCATCACATCTAAGATTTGGTGCAGTAGGTGCAGCTGCTGGATATACAGAGTTTGATCCAGTACAAGATATTGATCAGATTATCCAAGATCATTTACACAAAAGGAGTAGTAGCAAATCAATGAATAATGCAGATGACACAATTGCGCCGGAGCCTTTACCCGACACAACTCAAGTCAAAAAACGTGGTCGTCCTAAAAAGAATGATGATGATCTAGCAAAGCAACGCGAGTCAGATGTTGTAAAAGTCAAAGAGATTCTTCAGAATCTACGAAAGAACGAACTAACAGGAGCTATTGAGTACACACAACCAGGTGGAGAAGCTGTATTCCTTCAAGGCCAAGACTTGGATCTCATGACTACCAAGCTTGCTTGTGAGAATGGTGTGTTTATTCCTGAGCAGCGGATAAAATCAGCAATACAATATGCAGCAAATCAAAATAGGTATTGCCCAATTCGTACCTACCTAGATAAGTGTGCCGATACAGCTGAACCACATCCTGATTGGGACAACATCGGTGAGATCTTCTTAGGCAATAAGCACAACATCTCTACTACAGCAATGCAGCGCATGATGATTGGAGCTGTAGCTAGGGCATACGATCCAGGCTGCACGATGTCATGGCTACCAATTCTGGTTGGCCCTCAAGGTGCTGGTAAATCAATGTTCTCCAGAAGTCTTGTACCGCCAGCATTGTTCTCAGAGATTACCACTCCTTTAGATACTCTTATGCGTGAGCAATATCGATTGCATGTTGCCTGGTTACTAGAGCTCCCAGAGATCGACAACTACTTCAATACAAGAAACATTGAGAACTTCAAGAATCTTGTTACAACACGAGTGGATGAAGTTCGATATCCATACGCTTCCCTTCCTAGCAAGTTGCCTAGACGCTTTGTTTTTATTGGTACTACTAACCGAAATCAATTTCTAGTTGACAGCACAGGTAACCGTAGATTTGTACCACTTGAGCTTGGAGCTGGCTTTCAAATTCCTTGGAAAGAACTGTGTAATGTACGAGATAGTTTGTGGGCTGCAGCAGTAGCTGCGTATCGTGATAATGAAGGTTATGAGTTTACAAGTGGTGAGATCGCTGCTATATATGAATACATCCAAGAGTTTGGTGATCCAGACCCTTGGTTAGATAAGATCGCATCTTATGTAGCTATCCGAGAGGAAGTAACTGCAGCAGATGTCCTTACAAATGCTCTCGAATTAGATCCTCGTAATCAAGGTCGTAGAGAAGGCAGACGTGTAGCTGATGTTCTTCAATCAATGGGTTGGAGACGATTAGTCACAAGCAGGAAAGATCAGGCAACTGGTAAGTCCAAGTCTGTAAGAGTGTGGCAACGTCCTAAGAATGATCCTCTATTAGAAGATCACATTCTTAACGACTTCTAACTACACTTTAATTAAGTAAATACATATTTTTAAGTTAAATGAAATCCACAGATATCAAGATTGGTCAACGAGTGTTTGTTGCGCCACAAAATCGAATTGCATTGATCGTAGGCAAACCAGAGTATTACTCTCCTCGTGCTCGACTAGTACGTATCAAGTTTGAGAATAGTACAAGGTTTGAGTACAAACTCAATCATCAGCTAGACCTACTACCTGTTGAATATCAATACAAAGCACATGGTGGTAGTCATGTCAAACCTGCTGGTGATTTTTAATGCCTGAGTCACAACCCAGTAAGAAAGTGGGTGGGCATACCTACGGTCGTAGAAATTTAAACATGTCTAATACCGCTGAAGAAGGGGCTCTCTGTCTCTACAGTGGTCATTCCATAGGCAGGTTTAGTTCATCTTCAATGCGCTATGACAGTCACCAAGCTTGTGTGCGCTGTGTAGCTGCTGCAAGAGAAGGACGAATGTCTTTCAATATCGACCGACTTCTTAAAAAAGAACGTAAGCGTGCACTGAAGTTTTGGTCAAAAGTTGATATCGGTCAACCAGATGACTGCTGGGAATGGCTTGGCTATAGATGCAAAACAAATGGTATGCCCCAATTCCCATGGAGGCGTCCTGGCATTAGTACAAGTACACAGCACCACCCGCAACGTGTTGCAATGTGGTTTACGTGGGGAGATCTTGGATACACTGGAGTTAAATCCACCTGCGGGAATAAGTATTGCTGTAATCCATTTCATCTTATACCCCAGAAAATTGGGGTTTTCGTGGACTGTGATTCCTATCTAGAAAGTTTTGAGCTTGCTTGTGAGCTTCACACGTTGAAGCAGCAGATAGCTGAATACAATCTAGAAGAAGCCATGAAGGAACAAGAAAAATTGATTAGTCAACAAGAGCTTGAAGACCGATCAAATCTATTGTTTGAACCTGACTCAAATTTCTCTGACAGATTCCAAGCTGTTGTAGAAGATATGTTGAGTGGTCGTCATCCAAGTCAAACCAATCAAAATCCTAATAGTCTTTTTAAAGATGACGAGGAAAATACCACAGAAAACTTTTAATTAATCTATCCTTAGTAAAGAGTCATAAGAATATGTCAAGACGAAGCGATCTTATTCAACAACTAATTTCATCCAAGAAATTTGGCCCTGAAAAGAAACAAGAGCAGGAGTTCCTTATGGCTACTGCAGAGTTGATTCTTTCTGATCTGATTAATATTGCGCTTAATGGTGTAGAAAAACGGGGGACGGGCTCACTAGTCATTAACCTAATGAATGACTCTACAACGTTCATGTGGCCTGAATCCATTGAATTTGATTTAAAAACAGCTGAACGAGAAGAAGACGAAGAAATCGTTGACTTCCTTCGTGACTTGCTTGACGAAATTGAAAACAATGACTGGTCAACAAATGTATTAATAACATTAATTAGCGATGCTGGAACAAGAACATTTGCAGTCGAAGCAGGTCGGTGCCAAGAGGGCCTTAGAGCGCTCGCAGAAGAATTTATCGGATAAGCTTGCTGCCAAAGGTTTAAAGCTACCGCTATATCCAACACCTCAGATTATTGATCGTGCTCGTGCTGTCATGGGCAGCATTGACTTTGATCCAACATCCGATCCGGTTCAACAAGTTCTGGTTGATGCAACGTCTGTACCAAGCATTGAAGTAAACCCCCTTCAAGAGCATTGGCATGGAAATGTTTGGGTCGCACCAAAGGGTGCCGTACGTGATTGCCGCATCTGGCTTAATAAAACTCTGAGTGAATATCGAAATGGATATATTAATAGTTTTGTTTTATTCAGCAGTGCTTCAGAACTACTACGGGCTGCACCTGTTGTATGGGATTATCCAATCTGTATTCCCTTTAAACGAGTAAAGCAACTGCGTGCTACATCCACTGGCTTTGAGCCTGTCTCTCCATCTACATGGAACTTAATCGTTTATGGTCCTCCAATTAGCCAAGCATTGACTGACATCGACAAAGTCTCACTGTTCTATGACAGTTTTAGAGATCTTGGTCGTGTCATCTACAGTGAATATGCAGGTGATGGTTGGATTAAAGACCTTGAGTACTACGAAGAAAACAAGGGTAGTATTTAATGTCAAAACACATTGCACCGGGCTGTCTGTTAACTCTCCCATCTAATGATCGAGTTCATCCTTGTCGTTTGATATTGAAAGATGGCACACTGATGTGGAAGCATGCACTCTTTTACCAAGATTCAGTTGCATGTATCCCAAAATCCGTTGCACATGAAAGGCACATAATAAAAACTGCTCAGCGCCTAGAGGAACTGAACAGTTGGATATCACAAGGATTAGAGCCTTGGAACTCTTTTACTATTAAAGGTTGGTATCAGCCTTTCAATCCTGAACTAAGTGAAGGTATATCTGTATGCTTTACACATAGTACACATGACCTTGATTTTACGTTTGAGAATTTATTGCCACACATCCAAGATCATGAGATACTTGAACTAAGAAAAGGTTATCTATTCTTCCAACGTTGCTGACTACAAGGCCGCTTATCTGCGGCTTTAATAGTTTAGCGAATCTATCAATCTAGTGAGATACCACTGTGCTTTCTCTGCATCTTCCTTACTGTTTGATTTATGCCACATACGCAAAATGTATTTAAGTACTTGTGCTTGCAAAAATCCTTGCTTACAGCTTGGTGCTTTGTCGATTGCATCCTCGATAACTTCGATTACTTCATGACGTCCCGCTGTGTAATGAGCAGGACTATTGACCATATCAGTTGTTACAGAATCTGTATATTCCCAACCACTGAATTTGTCATCTCTAAACCCAAAGAAATAATCGTCGTTAGTAAAAAAATTGTTCTTTTCATTCATAAGTTTGTCTCGCATATTGATTGCTCCTTACTTAATATAGGAACTGGAATCATATATTGTGGATATGCCGAGCCCTAAAGGTGACCCTACTTACATCAAAAATAAAGAACGATTCTATATGAATGTTGCGAAGGCAATAGGTCAAGCATCTACGCATCCAAAGTGTCCAGGTGGATGTATCATTGTTCGTGACAGAGAGATTATTGGAGATGGTAGAAGCATACTGACAGATAGCCTGGTTGAAATTGATTGCATTTCATATGCAGTCGCAGCAGCAGCCAAAGCAGGTACCCCTGCTATAGGTGGTGTGATCTATACAACCAGATATCCATTTTCAACATCTGTGTTTCAAGCACACATGATGGGTATCAAAAAGATTGTTTTACTTGCCCATGACTGGGAACCGTATTACAAAGAAGAGTTTAGACGTTCTGCTCGTCTAGCTCGTGAATTAAACATTGCTATTGAGCCAATGTTTGAGGATGAAGACCCAAGATTTACTAAGAATTCAAATGACAGACATATTGACGAATCTCTCTTCCCGGAAGCAAACCCGTTTGCGCCAGATGAATATGATCCAAACAATGCAACACATACCTT